TCACACGTTTGCTGCCCCTTGCAACATCGCGGCGACAATGACAGACCAATCAAACAGCACCCGGCACACAACGCGGCCAGCGATGGCATTACCTCCCCGGTCACAGACCTGCGCCATCACGGCTAACGGCACGACCTGCAACAACGGTTCCCAGCAGTGCCAGCGACTTAACACACTGCAGTTACTTCCTGCCTGCGACAGCGTTAACGTCCCATATGCCGTCACGCACCACGCGATGGTCTTGGCTGGTTCAGTCATCCACGTGAGTCCCACATGACATCCGCCGCGTGACTGCAGTCCCCCTTAGCATCCGGCACCCTTTGTTTTGATTGGAATCGCCCCCTGCATCTTCCAGGCCAGAATGAATTCATCACCGACCCAGACGGTGCCAAAGTGATGTTTCACCGCTTGACCGTCTTGAACGGTGGGCACCTGGGCCTGCTGTGGTTTGACCGACTCCGGTTTGGGGCGCAACGCCGCCGACACGTAGGCCGCCACAACCGCAATCGCCAGTTGCCACACCCACCAGTAAACGGCCTGTGCGGGTGCGCCGTGCGGTGCAGGCAGCGCCGCGGCCACCCACACGCGCACCAGCTGCACAATGAACACCAGCACACCCAGGCCCTGCGCCCAGTGCTGGGCGCAGACGCCCGATGGCGTGTCATACCACCAGTAGCGCAGCCGCCACACCCAGAGGTGATACCAGCGGCGCAGGCGTGCAATCAGCCCCATGACATCGATACTCCCTCGGACGTGTGGAGCGGACGATAGACCGCACCGCCAAAGTGAATGGTATTGCCACGCGCTGCACAGGCGTCCCAGGTGCGTGGGCACGTTGGGAGCACCGTGATCTCTCAGTCATGGCACCTCCTGATGGGTCGCGTGCACTTGAGCACGGCAAGCGACCTGGGCGTTGTATTTGTTGATTTCGTTGATGTACAAACCGATCACTCTGCGGAAAATGGCGAAGATCTCTGGTTGTTCATTTGAAATCGGCGGTACTGGCAGGGGGGGGAGTCGGTCGCAGACCGCTTCTGAGCGCGTTGTTGGCAGTATCCCGGACGGCGCTAAGCTCGTGCACGATGCGAGGGACAATGACACTGCAATCACTAAGTACGCGAATAATGCGGATACGTCTGATGTTTTCATCGGTGGCAATCCTGTTGTGAGTGACTGCTGCGGCGGCTGATCCACAGCAGTAATGCAACGATGAGCAAGAAGGGGGGAAAGGTCATCACGAGGCCCTTCCTTCGCACAGGGCGCGTTCATCGACACGGCGCAACACCAGGCCACGCACTTCGTGGCCTGCGGCGTATTTCCAGCGGTCCAGTTCGGCGCTGGACGCTGGGCCAGTCGTGCATCCAGGTGACTTCGGGACGTTTGGACCAGGCGTGGTAGAGGGGGAGGATGGCATCCACCAGTGATTCAACCAGGTTGCCGTCGACGTCGCGGGGGGTGGGGACGATGTTGATGCCGCTGGGGCCGATGATGTTCTGGACTAAGGTGGATAGGCCGCCGCTGATGATGTCGTGGTTGCGGTCCAGGTGGCGTGCTTGGTTGCGCAGGGCCACGCCGGTCATGGTCACGATGGTGTTGCCGCTGCCAAAGTCGCGGGAGGCTTGGCGCAGGTGGGTTTTTTCCGCCGCTTCATAGGCCTGTCGGTAGGCAACGGCTTTGACGCGGCTCTGGGCACGGGAGGCAGCCCAGGCTGGGGCAAGCTGGAGGAGGCCGCGGTCGAAGGCGGCAACGAGGCGGTGCAGGCGCGGGGATGCGGTGGTCATGGTGCGTCTGCGCCGCTGTCTCTGCGGAAGTCGGCAATGGCAATGCGAACGGTGCCGCTCGTGGAGGGGGCCGCTTCTGCGGCGGCGCGGCGCAGCCATTTGTCCAGTTCATCGCTAATCCATTTGGCATCGGCGCGGGTCACTTGGCGTTCGCCATACCGGACGGATTGGCCCAGCAGGACTTTGCGGTAGGCGTCTTTTAGGAGTGCAACTTGGTCGGTAGCAAGGCTCATATGTCTCTCTGGTGTTGGTTGGGAAGCCACTCGGTAAGCCTGGTGATGGGGGCTTTGGTGCGGCGCGTCGTGCGGTTCATAGACGCTTGTTCCAACGGTCGGAGCCAAAGCCGCTGTTAGGAAGCGGTGGCATGTCATGGGGGGCGCTGGGCGGGGCGGGGGTGGCGGTCACTGAGCGCAGGGGGCGGGGGGCGGGGTCAGTGGGCGGGGCAGCTGGTGGGTCAAAGAGGCTGCCGTTGGTCGGTTGGTAGATGGCTTCAAGGGCTTCCCATTGTGATTCGCGCATGACGTCGACTTTGAGTGCGGGGGCCAGGGTGGCCCAGAGGGCGTAGACGGCGGTGTCCAGGGGTTCGTTGCGCACGCCGCGGGGTTTAATCCAGCGTCCGGCGTCTTTGTCGAAGTATTCGGCGGTGAGGCCGGCGAAGTAGTGTTCTGGCAGTGCGCCAGGATCAGGGTGCAAGGGGTCGGGGATGTCGTCGCCACGTCCGCCAGGAAAGCGCAGCATGCGGGCGCTGATGTCTTCAGCAGTGCCTGTTTGGGCGGCGTTGTCTTTGGCAGCCAGGGCGGCGCCTAGCCAGCCGTAGATCATGTGTTTGAGGACGCTGGTGCCAACGCCCCAGACGCCGACGTCTCGGGCCAGTGTTTTGCCGCGTTCGTCAACGGTGGTTTTTGAGGGGCGGTAGACGGCGCGGTCTGATTTGATTTCGGCGCGGCCACGCACGAGGTAGAGGGTCTGTTTCAGGAAGCCTTGGGGGGTCTCTAGGATGCGGGATTGGCCGGACCAGCCAACGTGTTGTTTGATGAATTGGGCGACGGTTTCGGTCCAGTTGCCGCCGTCAATGGCGACGGCGCTAATGGGCATGTCGATGCCACAGGCGGTTTTCCAGGTGCCGCGCAGGTAGGTGTCCAGGTCGGTGTAGCTGTCCAGGACGGTGGGGTCCAGGTCGATGACGGCGTAGTCAACGATGTAGCGGCGTTGGCCGCGGCCGGTGGCGATGAGGTGGATTTCAGCGCGGTCATGGGCAAGGTCCACGCCTGCCGCAAGGACGAGGCCGCCCAGGGGCACCAGGCCACGATAGACGCCAGGTTCGGCGAGGGTGGCCACTTCGTGAGCGGCGCGGACGTCACGTTCGCCTTGGAAGGGCAGGCCCAGAATCAGGTTGGTGAAGCCAGGCAGTTTGGAGGGGTCGCGTTTGGCTTCGGCCCATTTGTCTGCAATCTGTTTCCAGCTCAGGCCCAGGCCTAGGGGGGCGTAGGCGGCCCAAAGGTGGTAGCTGCGATGGTCCGGAGGGGCCGATGGGTTGTGGGGGTGCCAAAAGGCGGTGCCGCCGGTGCCGCGTTCTTTGAGGATGGTGTTTTTGTGGTGTTCTTGGATGATGCAGCCGTTGACGGCGCAGGCAAAGGTGCCATCTGGCTGGAGGTGTTCCAGGTCTAGGACTTGTTCGCCGCCGCAATGGGGGCAGTGGATGTGGTAGTGGCGTTGGTCGCCGTCAAGGAAGTTTGTTTCAATCGCGCTGCCACCAGCAACGGTGGGGGTGCAGGCGCGGTAGATTTTGCCGCGTTCGCCGTGGGACATGATGCGGGCGGCGATCTGTTGGTCGGCGGTGCCTTGGTTGTTGAGGTTGCGGGGGTATTCGTCAATTTCATCCAAAAATGCGTAGCAGGCGGTGATCTGGCGGAGTTGGCTGGAGGAGTTAGCCCATTTCACGAAGAGGGTGCCGCCTGGATATTGTTTTTCGAAGGTGTTGTTGGTGGTGAGTTTGTTGAGCAGGGGGGGCATGTCCAGGACGCCTGGGTCAAATTTGGCTACGGTCCAGGTGCGGGCGAGGTCTTTGACGGGTTGGGTGACGATCATGGAATCAATGCCGCGGTCAATGACGTAGCACACCCAGTTGATGCCGATTTCGGTCGCGCCAATTTGGCCGGATTTCATGAAGCTGACCTGTTGCACGGGGGTGTGATCGCTGAGGCAATTCATGATTTCGCGCAGCGGGGGGTGACGGTCGGTGCGCCATTGGCCTGGTTCAGCGCCTGAGCCGCGGGCGATCTTGCGGTAGGCATCGGCCCATTGGCTGATCTCCAGGCGCGGGGGGACTTCCCAGGCGTGCTGCCAGGCGGTGGAAACGGTGTGGTAAGCGTTGGCCAGTTGGATGTCGGGGAAGTCGTCGAGGCTCATCCGGATACTCCTTCTTCCTCGAATGCGAGGGTGTCGTTGGTGTCGTTGGCTTGGACGGGTTCGGCGTCGGGTGTGTTGGTTTTCAGCAGGGTCGTGGCGGCGTCCTGCATTTGCTTGCAGATGTGGGCGACGTCGGTATCAATGATCTGGGTGACTTTGCCCGCATCGGTCTCTGCCGCCAGTGTCTTGCGTAGTCGGCCACTCATGCCGCGGAGCTGGTTCAGTGCTTGGCGTACCAGGGTGAAGACGGCGCGGTTGACCTCATCTACGCAGGTCAGTTGTTCGGCTTGCTTGCCCAGATCAAGTTCAGCCATGAGTGCACGCGCGACGCGCTCGCGGCGGACCGCTTCTTGCACCGGAATGCCCTGTGGGGTCATCACGGTGAAGGTGGGTACGGCGGCGGCGTGAGGGTCGGTCATGCCGCGCTTGCCGCCCTGCACGGGATGGGTCATGCCATCCAGCAGGGTGTCACTGGCGTTCACGTGGATGCGGCCATCCTCGCCCAGGATCACATTGCCTTTGCGCCGCATCCGGCGGATGTAGGAGTCGCTGACGCCGCGGTGCTTGGCGTATTCGGCGGTGGTCATGGTCGTCACAGAACCCATCGGAACCCCCCCGCCCCTACCGGAACCAAAATCTGGAACCAGGACATGCACGCAAAACGGGGTCCGAATTGCCCGCGGTGCAGACCCCCACGGAGGAACCTTTGACAGCGGCCCGCCACGGGGAGCAGCCACAGAAATCCCGACCCACGGCTCTGCTGTCCAGACCGTCCAAACGTGGGTGAAGAGGTCTGGACAGCAAAACCCGCGCCGTGATTAGTTTGTCCAGACCGTCCAAACCGTCCAGACCTAGATGGATATATAGAAGGATGGATGAAACACGCTCCCCTATACGTGCGCACGTCAAAAAGGTTTGGACGGTCTGGACAGGCCCGCCGTTGCTCGTTCCAGGTCTGGACAGAGGTTTGGACGGTCTGGACAGGTGTGGACAATGGCGGCTCAGAAATCGGGCGCATCATCCCTCCCGTTGTCATCCAGTGGCTTAGACACAGGCCTTACCTCGTTAATGCAAGCGCCTTCGCGCACCCAACGTTGTTCTCGTGTTTTTGTGTCCGGCCAGCGTTTCCGCAGGTGCTCCCACGTATCCTCGACACAGGTGTCCCCCTGTACAGGGTCGCGCCCTAAGCGCTTCATGATGCTGGCAACGCGCATCTGGGAACTCCTGTCGTGCCTGGCCGGGTCCACGCCGATGGCAAACTCCAGTAGCTCATCGGTGGTCGTCCACAGGACACGCCACCCTGCAGTACCCTTCAACCGCTGCGGTGCAATCTCCTTCCCATCCCCTGTTTTGCGAAATTGACCGGCGAGGAATTGCTCCACGCGGGCCTCCCAGCTATCGCCGATGTAGCGGGCGGCCTGCTCGGCGGGGGCGTCATCAGGCAATACCCAGTACGGGAAGTGATCAAGGAACAGCCGCACTGCCTCGGCCCATAGCTGATCGCGCTCGGCCACAATGCGCGAGACATCCACGTTGCCATCGGCACGCACCGGCAGAAAGCGCCGCCCGCCCGTGGCATCCTTCAGGTATTCCCGATCATTGGTCGTGCCGACAAACACGCACTCCCGCCGGTAACTATTAGGCAGGCGTTCGTAAGGCGCGCGAAACTTATCGGTACGTCGGGTGATGGCCACTTTCACCGCGGTCACATCCGCCTTGCCGAAGCTGTCCATCTCGCCGATCTCCACGCCCCAGCACCCCTGGATGACCTGATAAAAGTCCTTCCCCGTGGGCGACTCAGCCGTTTCTACAAACCAGTAGGTGCCGAACAGTTCGCTCAGTGAGGTGGACTTGTGCTTGCCTTGCGGGCCTTCCAGCACCAGCATGAAATCCACCTTGGCCCCAATGGATGGATTCTTTGGATCCACCCACAGCACCCGCGCCACGGCACCGACCATGAAACACAACGACGCTTGCCGCGAATAAGTGCGGTCACTGGCACCGAACATGTCAATGAGCATCGTCTCCACGCGCGGTGTCCCGTCCCACTGCACCCCCGTCAGGTATTCACGGATCGGGTGCCGCCGATACCGCCGTGCAACCGCAATCACGGCCTTTAGCACGTTGTCATCGCTGCACTTCATTCCATAGCGCTCTGGATGCTGGAGCCATGCCGCAAGCTCGCTACTGTCAGCATCCACAAACTCATCGCGTGTACTGCCCTGCCACGGTGCCGGACGGGCCATCACCACCTGGTTACTGGAATCGTTCAACCAGAACAACGCTTTCAACCGCTCATCGTTCTCAATGATGGTGATGAGGTTATGCATCGTGCCCTCGACATGACCGTCGCGGGTGCGCGTTAACTGCTGCTTCCAGTCATCGGACCCTGGCACACCGCCATGACCACCGCCGCCGCCATGAGAACGGCCCTTGCCGCCATCCAGGATGGTGATCACCGGCCTCGTCATCGCCCCCCTCCCCGCACCACATTGACGTCAACACGCCGCGCCGCCGCCCAGGCGGCTGCCTGCGGGGGTGTCCAGCCATCCTTTTCGAAGGCATCGGCAAGATCCCAGCCTTTGCTGCACCCGTGCGTGTCAATCATGCCAATGCTGCGCACCCCAACGCGCGACACGTAGTGCGCCACACCCGCCCTGAAATCACCGGCATCCGTGCGGTTGCCCAGCATGGCCTTGCGGCCCACCTCATCGGCATCCGGCCACAGCACCACATCGCGCCCAGCCAGCGGCGTCCAGTCCACCTTACGGATCCCGTTCGCGCCACCAGGCCAAGCAACCACCGCATACTGCGGCCACGCGCGAGCGCCGGCTGCGCAACACTTTTCACCTTCAACAATCAACACCGGCGCGTCTGGCTTGACCGCCAACGTATCCAAACCAAACAAGGGCCGCGGTTCTGGAAAATGCTGCAAACACCACTGCCGCGCTCCGGTCGGACTCACGCACCAGGTGAGCGTCGGCGTCCACTTTTTTAGCGCCCCTGTGTCCCGATCCTTGATCTGCGCCCGCGCCACGTAGCCGAGCAAACGCCCCTGCGCATCACGGTAGGCATCCAGGCGCTGCACCTTCAGCCGAGCGGCCCTGCCCCGCTTGGGATTCCATATCGGCACCGTCCAGTGCGCATCACCCATCACCTCCGGCGCATCTTCCGGTACGGGCAGCAGCGGCACCCAGACCATGTCAGGCACATACTCTGGCCGCTGCCGCTGCGCCTGTTGCTCGGCCTGCGGCAAAGCACCGCGATCAAGCTGGCGCACCGCCTCACGGAAATCCACGTTGAGGTAACGCATCACAAAGCCAATCGCATCATGATGCGCGCCACACCCAAAGCAATGCACAAACCCTTTATGCGGAATCACCGTGAACGAGGGGGTGTGCTCGTCATGGAACGGACATAACCCCGTGTACTCAGCGCCTGTACGCTGCAGCGTCACATAGCGGCCCACCACCTCAACCAGATCAATCCGCGCGCGTAATGCCTGCGTATCTACCCTAGTCATGCTGCCGCCCCGCCTGACGCCGCTGCGCCTTCTCACGGTTGACCTGTATCCCCCATTGCACCCGAAAGTACGCGGCGACATATTCCCTGCATCCTGGCTCAGCCGTACAGCTGGTGCGCGGGCACACCTGCGGCAGCGTTTGGATGTACGCCTTCCATTGCGTCCTGGGCTGATCACGGAGCGCTTCGACGGCCTGACCCAAACACCGCGACACACTCATGCGCCACCCCGCAACAGCAACACCCCTTGCCTGCACCGTGATGCTTCGGCTTCTACCCGCATCCGTTCACGCTCAGCCAATGCCGCCGCACCACTCACCCCCGGTTGGCTGGAATACAAGGCCTCCAGTGCCGCTCGTAATCCGGCGCACTGCCGCGGCGTCATCGTGACCCTGCCTTGACGGCGGTATCCACTCGGTAAACGGTGACGGGCCATCATGCGGCCTCCCCACCAGCAACGGTGGTGCGTTGCTTACCGTGATGACCTGCGGCACAACACGCCTTACGCATCCGTGTTCTCCTGCTGAAACATCGCTTGCACTTGGCCGCGAACACCCATCACCGCCGCGATCACGTCGTCGGATTCATCAAGGATGCGCCGCACAAACGGCAGATCATTTTTATCAATACGGCTATCGGCTGATGAAAATATGCAAACAACGCATGGATTTATCAAACCATGCCGACAACCTGTGTTATGCGGCTCACACAGTGACGTGTTCGATAAGGATGTACCGCAGCAATGGCACGATGCGCTGTTCTCATTAATCCATGCAACGCCAAACATTCATTGGCTATTGCTAACGAAAAGTAGCGGTAACGCCCACATCACTGATGCTGTTTGCTCACTGTCGCATGTGGACATCGTCCGCCTGCCCCCTCCATTGCCCTCTAGGAGCACTCACAATGGCACGCGGAATTAACAAGGTGATCCTAGTCGGAAACCTGGGAAACGAGCCAGATATTAAATACACCCAAAGCGGCATGACGATCACCAGTATTAGCCTAGCGACCAGCAGCAAACGCAAGGACAGAGAGGGCAATACCCAGGAGCGGACCGAATGGCACCGCGTCAAGTTTTTCGGAAAGCTGGGCGAGATTGCCGCTGAATATCTGCACAAGGGATCGCAGTGCTACATAGAGGGCACCATCCGTTACGACAAATTCACCGGCAATGATGGGCAGGACCGTTATGTCACTGAGATTATTGCTGACCAAATGCACATGCTCGGCGGTCGCGGCGAAGGCTCCAGCGGCATCACGCCACAGCGACGACCGGCAAAGGTCCGTAACAACGATAAAGCCTATGCGTATGCAGGCGACGACTTCCACGATGACGACATCCCGTTCTAGCCGAGCAGGAATCAGACAATGGTTAATGCGCCAGTAAAAAAAATGCATGACACTCCGTCGGCTATTGAGCACCGCCTGCCGGATATCTACACCTTCCACGACTTGCAGTTGCTTTGTGGCAGAGGAAAAAAAGTTAAACGTGCGCGCGTCGAAGAATGGGCGCGGCTACAAGGCATCCCCTACAAGTACGACGGAGAGGGTGGAATCTGGACCACACTCCAAGCACTCAATGCCGCACTGGGGATCGGCACCGACCTAGACGACGTACCATACCGACCAGAGGAC